ACAAACCAAATATTACTGAGGTATAAAATGGCTAGTAGAGTAAACCTGGGAATGGGCGGATTTAAGAAAAAAAGCCCAGCTAAAAAGAAAAGCTCCATTAAGCGCAAGACGAATGGTCAAGGCGTAAAAATGAAGTCCAAAGGCGGAGCGATGGGCAAAAAAATGGCACCTGATTACAATATGGGTGGTGCTGCTGAGAAAGATAAAAACAAAAAAGCTATGAAAAAAACGCCTAAAGGTATGAAAAAAGGCGGAAAAATGGCAAGAAAAGGGGTCAAGGTCGGCGGCAAAATTTAGTGCCGTACCTACAATCTAATATACCTCATTTCAAATGTTGGGTTCGTCGTGAGTACACTCATAACCATGAGAAGTATCACGGCGAATTCTTGCATGCTATGGCGGTTGCTGTTACTACGATGCCGTGTAGGTGCTTGAGTTTTCAAGTAATTTTTACCGGCATAGAGGCTGACGGAGAGGAAGAGGACAACGTTCACGGGGGCGCGATGTGGGCCAGAATGCCGATAACTGCTTTGTGTGCTGATATCGCTCTTGAAGAATGGCCCGAGCCTATGCCTACTCACGATGCTCAACCTTGGGACTGTAGTTCTCACCACCATGCGGTATACGTGTTGGATCGTGCGACTCCTTGTCCTTGGATGGCTAAAATCGATGGGCAGTTTTTTCCTGCAAAATATCTTTTTACCGTGGATTATGCAGAAAGCGAGATTGCAGATGACCCGGCCCAACACAAGCAAAGCCATGTTTTACAATTGCTCGATGCAGGTCAGTGGACCGGGAATGTGGTCGCATTGCCTAACAACCGAGTCCGTGTGACGCACCCGGCTTGGTTCGAAATGGGCAACGGAGCACCTGATTTCAAGCCGTCTGCACATATACATTATTCCAAATCTGATTTAGATTACACGCTGGATGTAAACCGTATCTTCGATAACCTGTATAACGACGATACAGAGGATGAATGATGGCAACCTCTGGCAGCAGAAACTTTGAATTAGACCTAGCAGAATACGTCGAAGAGGCGTTTGAGCGTTGCGGTATGGAACTTCGTACCGGATACGATGTGCGTACCGCAAAAAGATCCATGAACCTGTTGTTTGCAGATTGGGCCAACCGGGGCCTCAACCAGTGGACGATAGAACAAACGTCCATTACTTTGGCTGAAGGTATACGAGATTACCCCTGTGGGACACTCACAATGACCGTAGGAGCTTCCGCATCTTTTACGGTGGGTGAAACCATCACTGGTGGATCAAGTTCTGCTACAGCCCAAATCACGAGCAAACCAAGCTCCACTAGTTTTGCCATCACAATCCCCTCTGGGACTTTCACATCAGGCGAAACCTTGACGGGATCGAGCAGTGCGGCAACTACAACCTTGTCGGCGGCAGTGGATTTTTCAGACGTGCAGGGCACTGTGGACATATTGTCTGCTGTCGTTACGCGAAGCAGCACTGATTTTGAAATCCAAAGGGTCAGCAGGTCCAGTTACTTAGACATACCGAACAAAAGTCAGACAGGTAGACCAAACGAGTTCTTTGTAGACCGTCAGATTACACCGATACTACGAATCTGGCCTACACCGGAAAACAATACCGATGTGGTGAAGTTTGATCGTCTTACCAGGATTGAGGACGTGGATTCGGCAACGGATACAGTAGATATACCTTTTCGTTTTTATCCTTGTTTGACAGCGGGTCTTGCCTACTACATCAGCATGAAACGTAATCCTCAGATGATGCCGATGTTAAAAAGTGTATACGAAGAAGAAATGCAAAGAGCGATGGATGAGGACAGAGATCGAGCCTCTTTGCGAATAAGCCCATCATACGATTACTACAGGGCCTAGCATGGCAGGCTTCGCATCAGGTAAAAACGCATACGGCATATCCGATAGATCTGGTGTGCGATACAAGCTGAACCGCATGAAAAAAGAGTGGAATGGCTCTTTGGTAGGACCAGATGAGTTTGAGCCAAAACATCCACAGTTATATCCCCCACCAAGGGCCGATGACCCTCAAGCAATACGGAACGCGCGTCCTGATAGAACAGAGCCGATGGTCGTAAACGTGGGTCTTCCAAATGTTTTTGAAAAAACTTTTACGCCGGTCAAAGCTAGTGGGCAGATCGGTTCAGTCACTGTGAGCATAACATGAGTTTTACATTAGCATCCTTGAAAACAGCGGTAAAAGATTACTGTGAGGTCAGTGAAACTACCTTTGATACACAGTTGACAACCTTTATCAAAGAAGCAGAAGAGCGCATCCTCAAAAACGTTGAATTACCGGTGTTTCGAAAAAATGTTACCGGCACTGCTACTTCTGGTAACACCTATTTATCTACACCGTCTGATTTTTTAGCATCTTACAGCTTGGCTGTGATAAGCAGCAGTGTGTATGAATATTTGTTGTTGAAACACACTTCTTTTATCAGAACATACACGCCAAACGCATCGACCACTGGGACGCCGAAATATTATGCGTTGTTTGATGACAATACTTTCATTCTAGCCCCAACACCGGACAGTAATTACGATTTTGAACTTCACTATAAGTTTCGACCTGCATCGCTAACCGCAGGCGCAGAAGATGGTTCCACCTGGTTATCAACCAATGCTCCAGATGCTCTGTTATATGGCACTCTTGTAGAGGCCGCTACTTTTCTCAAAAACCCGCAGGAAGTACCGGGATACGAGCAACGATATGCTCAGGCGGTGGCGGCCTTGAAAGATTTGGCAGAGGGCTATGGCAGGGTTGACGAGTACCGTTACGACATATCAAAAGGCAGGTAGATGTTAGAAAATTCTGAAGCATCGCTGGGTCTGGTTACTGTTGAAACCACGGTCCACAAAGGCCATGACCCAGAATTTTGGGCACAACGGGCTGCTGATCGAATTGTTAGCGTGGGCGGAAATTGTCATCCTTTGATAGCACAGCAGGCGCAAGAATTTAAAGAAAAAGTACAGAATTTGGTATGCTTTTACCTTAAAGAGGCAATAAAAAGTGATAGAACCACTTTGATTGCAGAATTAGAACAACAAGGCCAAGCAGAAATGGCCGATATAATCAGGAGACTATAATGGCTATCACCACTGCAATGTGTACCAGTTTCAAAAAAGAGTTGATGGAGGCGGTACACAACTTCAAAAACTCTGGGGGAAGCACCTTTCATATTGCGTTGTACACCAGCAGCGCGAGTTTGGGGGCCGGTACAACCGCTTACACTAGTTCTAATGAAGTTGCTAACGGCAACGGGTACACCACAAAGGGCCAAGAATTGACCCGTGTTGATCCATCCACGAGCGGGACTACTGCACTGACTGATTTTTCAGACGAAACTTTCAGCTCCGCCTCATTCACGGCAAGAGGGGCACTTATCTTCAATGAAAGTGCTACTGGTGACCCTGCGGTTTGTGCGTTGGATTTTGGGGGCGACAAAACAGCGACCTCTGGTGATTTCACCATTGCGTTTCCGACGGCGGATGCGTCGAACGCGATAATCCGCATCGCTTAGAGATAATATGTGGCGAATGTTACTGGATGGGGTAGAGGCACTTGGGGCCAAGGCGCGTGGGGCCAACCTGTCCCAGTCGAGGTCACGGGTGTCAGCGGAACCGGTGCAGTTGGCACGGTATCGGTCTCCGCAGCGGCAAATGTATCTGTCACAGGCGTGGCAGGAACGTCTGCGGTCGGAACAGTCACCGCAACTGGGTCTGCGGTTGCGTCAGTCACCGGAGTGGCTGGAACGGGTGCGGTTGGCAGTGTATCAGTCTCGGGTACGGCTAATGTGTCACCTACAGGTGTATCGGGCACGGGTGCAGTCGGTACGGTTAGCGTCAGTGCAGCCGCGAACGCCTCGGTTACCGGAAATTCAGCTACTGGGTCGGTTGGAACAGTCACTGTTACAGGTGCAGCGAACGTTAGTGTATCTGGCGTATCAGGTAATTCAGAAGTTGGCAGTGTATCGGCAGCAGGCTCTGCAAACGTCTCGGTTAGCGGTGTATCGGGCACTGGGGCGGTCGGCTCTGTCACTGTTACTATTCCCGTTACTATTGGTGTTACTGGTGTTGTTGGCACTGGCGCAGTTACCGCTCCTATTGTTTGGGGACTCGTAGATGATGCACAAACACCAAATTGGAGTAATATTACAGACACACAATCACCCAGTTGGACGAGTGTCAGTGACACGCAATCGCCTGATTGGAAGGATGTAGCTTAGAGGAAAACTGAATGGCTGTTTACACAAACGATTTACGATTGAAAGAAATCGCCAATGGCGACGAATCAGGAACTTGGGGAACAAGCACAAATTTAAATTTAAAATTGATAGGAGAGGCCCTGTCTTTTCAAACTGAGCAAGTTTTTAGTTCAGATGGGGATGCAACTACAACCGTCGCTGACGGTTCAGAAGACCCCGCGAGAGGGTTATTTTACAAAGCCACTTCTAGCGGAAATTTGACGGCCACAAGAGTTTTGACGATTGCACCAGCGACAATTTCTAGGGTGATGTTTATAGAAAATGCGACCTCTGGATCGCAAAGTATCACCGTCAGACAAAGTGCCGGTGGGTCAAGTGTTACGATTGCAAACGGTCAAACAAAAGCCGTTTATTTAGATGGGGCGGACACCAATCCGAATGTTGTTGATGCTTTCCAAGATCTATCTATTCCTGATCTGTTTATTGATGACGATCTGACGGTTGGCGATGATCTTACCGTCTCTGGATTAGCCACGATAGGTGAAACACTTGGAGTAACTGGTGTTCTTACTGCCAACGCTGGCGTGGTGGTA